CAATGTGTATGTCATGCGTGGTGTTTATAATCAGCAAGACATTGACTTTGACTTGACTCAGTTTGGCTTGTTCTTAAACAACGACACACTGTTTATTACGTTTCACTACAACGATATGATTGACATCATAGGCCGTAAACTCATGGCCGGCGATGTGTTGGAATTTCCCAATCTTAGAGATTACAATCCACTGAACTCAGACTTGCCCAAAGCATTACCACGTTATTATGTGGTTCAAGATTCGGCATTTGCCAGCGAAGGTTTTAGTCAAACTTGGCTTCCGCACTTGTGGCGTATCAAAGCTACACCACTGGTAGGAGCTCAAGAGTACAACGATATTCTAGACAAGCCATTTGCCCAAGACAACATCTGGGATCCAGGCAATTACTATCCACGAGGCAGCACAGTGTTGGACGGTGATGTGTATTACCGAGCTAAACAAAATGTTCCTGTGAGCACCCCAATTACCAACACAAATTTTTGGGAAGTGTACACACCAGCCACAATACAAGAGAGTGTTGGAACCAGAATCAAAGACTACGAACTCAATGATGCCATACTCACTCAGGCCGAATTTGAAGTTCCACTATCAGGATACGACAATGTTAAATTCTACATTGTTCCTACCAATCCTGATGGAACTCCTGCAGATCCTGCGTCCATTCCCACAGCAGATTACACTCTGTTGACTGTTGACAACACCAATATTGACGTGGATCAGGCCAATGTTTCTCCAACCAGTGAAGGCTATGCTTCAGGCTATCTAACTGGTTCTAGCGTGGCTCCCAACGGACTACCGGTTACACCTGGAATATCATTCCCTCCCAACCCGCAAGACGGCGATTATGCTTTGCGTTTGGATTATTTCCCCAATCGATTATTCCGTTACAACGGCAGAGCCTGGCTCAAGATTGAGGACGCTGTGCGAACTGACCTTACTCCTGGACCTCTCAACAGAACTCTTCGTAGTAGTTTTGTCAACAACACTCAAACAATCAACACAGCTGATCGAGGTCCTATACCAGTACGACAAGGTCTCAGCAACATTCTCAAACCCGAGGCGGATAACTAATGCAACAATTCTTCTACGACGAACAAATAAGAAGGTTCCTTTTACAGTTCACTAGAATCTTTTCAAACTTCCAATGTGAGTACGGTCGCAACGATGAAGGTGTTAAAGGACTGATTAGAGTTCCTGTCCGTTACGGTGATTCTAGCCGCCAGGCTCAGACTGTGTTGCAAAACAACTCTGCCAGTTCATTGCCATCTACTCCGCTGATGACATTTTACATCACAGAGCTTGAGTATGCTAGAGATCGTGTGCAAGAACCTTACTATGTTGAAAAAACCAATGTGCGTCAACGCTACTGGGATGCAGACACTCAAAGCTACGAAACCACACAGGGCAATGCATTTACTGTGGAACGATTGATGCCGGTTCCTTTCAATTTGAAAATTACCCTGGATATTTGGACCTCCAACACCAATCAAAAGCTACAGATTTTGGAACAGATATTAACGCTGTTTAATCCTGCGCTGGAGATACAATCAACAGACAACTTTCTAGACTGGACCAGTTTAAGTGTGTGCGAGCTAGAAGGAACTACCTGGAGTTCACGAACCATACCAGTGGGCACTGAAGATCCCATAGACATAGCCAGTTTGAGATTTACTCTGCCAATTTGGATATCTTCCCCAGCGAAAGTTAAAAAATTGGGTGTGGTTCAAAAAATTATTGCTTCTATGTACGATGCTCGAGGCGATGCAGTAGAAGCCATAGTCAACAACGATTTGTTGTTAGGCACTAGACAAAAGTTTACTCCATACAATTACCAAGTATTGTTAATTGGTAATCAATTACAAATACTGGAACCTTCGGCTGTGGTGCCCGGTGAAGGTACCATTGATCCTGATTCTAGCCCTCCAAGCAATCTCATGTGGCATGCTGTGACCAATTTGTTTGGAGACTTACAAAATGGTATCAGTCAAGTAAGACTTGACAATCCGTTTGATGACGCTATAATAGTAGGTACTGTGGCATATCATCCCAGTGATGATAGATTTTTACTGTTCACAGTGGACCAAGACACCATACCACAAAACACACTACCACCCGTGAATGCCATCATAGATCCACAACGCAACGGTCCCGGAGCTGGTCTCCCAGCTGCCGCCGCGGGTCAACGCTATTTGTTGGTAGGCGACACAGGTGCCGCAGACTTTGGCAGCGGTGCCAGTGCGTGGACCGGTGTCAACGGTGAAATATTGTATGCCACTGCCAACGATATCATTGTGTACGATGGAACAAAATGGAACATTGCTTTTGAAAGCAGTCAACCCAGTGACGTGCAATACGTGACCAATCTAACCACTAGCATACAGTATCGCTGGGCCGACAATGTATGGCTCAAAAGCTATGAAGGCCTGTACCCCGAAGGCGAATGGAGCTTGGTACTTTGAACGCAGTCGGAGTTTGGTTCTACAGTGTTACCACCAACAGGTATCTTTATCTGTTGAGAAACGATGATAGAAATCCTGGTACCTGGGGGTTACCTGGAGGCAAAGCCAAAGCCAACGAAACCTTGTTAGAAACCATCAAACGAGAATGCATCGAAGAGCTAGGATCGTGGCCACAAGAAATAAAACTGGTTCCCATAGAAAAATTTACCAGTCCAGACGGAAACTTTGCGTATCACACATTTTTCTGTAGCGTTGCCACAGAATTTACTCCCATTCTCAACAACGAACATCAAGGCTGGGCATGGATTGACTCTACCACATGGCCAAGACCGTTGCACCCAGGACTATGGTCTACTGTGAATTTTGAAGAAGTCAAACAAAAGATGTCAACTGTGCAACAACAGTGTCAAACATCGCAGTGAAGTATAAACTGTTTGTAGTCTAAAACTTCTACATTTCTAAATGCACGCCACTCTGCCCAAGGATTGGCATGATCTGTAACAAAATAAAACTTGGTGTTAGGGTAGGCTTCTATCACTTGTTTGATATCAATAATGTGCTTGTGATCAATGTGATGCTCTGAGGTAGTGCCGTCCACTCCCAACAAAAACACTTCATTGTGTCCATCAAACGCGGCAAGATATGCGGCCTGTGCTGGTGGTACCAGTCTAACAGAATACGGTACAAGATAAAATTGTCCAGGCATCTTCAAACAGTTTGTGGTCAGTGTGTACACCACAGAATTTTCATGGTATTTGGCATTGACAATTTCTTCAAGTGTTGGAATGTCATGCTCAACGCAAAAATCCAACTGCATTTTTTTCCATGTGCCATCACATCCATACGTCTGCAATTTTTTCTGCCCTAACAAGCCGCCGCCATGATTGCCCAATGCAGTTACTACATCGTGACGCAAACTGTGTCCATTGCTGATGACCACTGCACGTCCAGATATGTGTTGGTTAACAATGGGGTTTTCAATGTATTCTTTTTCAGTGAGCTTTTGGCCATTTTTATAGGTAATTTTTGTAATTACAAACTCACCTGTGTAATTCTCTCTGTAGTGTTCTTTATGGATCATAATCTTCCTACCATGATTTCAATGGTACCCTCTGTGTTATTTGAATAAGATTCTAGTGCTTTTCCTATCACGCACCCTGGTGTATAGTTTTCCAGTTTACAAGCCACTCCTGGAAAGTCACTGCTCATCAACAAGTCGCCCTTGTTTATTGTCCCAACCACACGGCATGGCACTCGGCCTAACAGTGCTACTGCAACTACGTGTTCACCTTCTAGCCCACGATTCATTAGCACACCCGGATTCTCTGATACTGTGCCGGCAATTGAAGTTTGGCCCGCTGTATTACTTTGTGTGACTTCGTTGTCTCCGCCAATAACCAATACCGTACCAACAGGATAATCAGCGTCAGCTAGATAGCGTTCTGCAACGTCGGCATATTGTGCGGAAGTGGCTTTAACGTGAGCAGTGTTAAAATAACTAGACTCAGATCCAATGTTTCCTGTGCCATTGGCTTGCAAATTTAAAATGTCTCCACCAAATCCTGACGCACCGGCGGCCACATAAAGAGCATAACGATTGGACAAAGTTGCATTTGACCCTCCAACTACTGCATTGGCAATGTAAAATGTTGCGGCATTGGTCCATGTTGTGGCTGCACTGGCAGCTAGAGTTGGTTGTTGTATGGCATGTATGGCCACAGTACTCACTGTACCAAAACTGGTAGTATCTGTAAATGTTGATGCATCCGACACAATGCCAATACCACTGGTAGCAATACCAGAAGCACTGCCATCACCTGTGCGGTGTAATTTGCCAGTAACTGCAAGACCACCTGAATATAGAGTTGTGATTGTAGAACCGCCGATGTTTCCTCTAATATTTCCGCCTGATGCAATACAAGAAATACTGGACGTTCCATTGGCAATAGTAGTTGAGTCCACAGAACTCCAACGCACACCAGTACCAGTTGATTCAAGGTACTGTCCAGCACTACCTGCGCTGGCTCCTGCGGTGAGTGTGCCAGTGAGTGCGGCACTGCTCAGTGTTTTATTTGTTAAAGTTTGTGTTTGTGTAAGTCCGACCGTGGGCCATCCGCCGGCAGTGGTTCCATCTTGTACACGTAGGGTGTAATTTGTGGTATCAATAGTAAGTTCGCCCTGTGCTCCGGTAAAGGAGTTATTTTGGCTGGTACTACCGCGTCTAAACTGTACTTGGGTTGGCATTCTTTATTCCTCTAGCATATTTATGGTCTAAGTAAGCTCTCCTAGATCCGTGGTTTCTAAGCTACCGTAAGGATCTTCGTTGTCCCAGGTGGTCAGGGGAGCGATGGGAATACCAAACGAATCAGTGGCTGCTGTGCCTAAATCTCCATAATCCCCAACAGGAAAATTACTGGTTCCGGCTGCACCGTCTACATAGCCTTTGTTTGAGGCGTCACCATCTGCATCTGGAGTGGCTAGCCCGGTGATCTTCCTGCCGCCCATGGATATGGGTGCGCCCATAATTAGGCCTTGAGACGTCACTGTAGCAATAGTATTACCCGCTACGCTGAACGTCAGCGCAGTGGCGTTGGCGCTTAAACTGACATTTCCTACAGAGATAGCTGTTGTTGTTACGTCAGTTAAATTGTATCCGTTGCCTATGATATAATTTCCTGAAATATTACCCACAGCTACCACTTGCCCAGCAGTTGTAATATTGCCCCCAGTGACATTGCCTGTGGCAACTATGGCCGCATTGGCAGATATTCCTGTGGCTGTTAAGTTGCCCATGCTTACATTCGCATAGGTACCTGTAAAAGTGCTGTTGGTTTCTGTAGAATCTATTAAAAATTGATAGTAGTCATAATTTGGACCAGCTAATCCAATAAAACCATGTTCGTCCTGCGTGGTATAGTAGTGCAGTTTTAGGCCGCGGCTGAATCCATCATTGCTGGTCAGTGGTGCATCGTTGGCTGGACTTCCCAATTCAATTGTGGGGTCAGATATTATCAAATCATTTTGGTTTTGATAGGACACATTACCAGTGACAATTAGATTACCCAGCACTGATAGATTGCCTGTGATAGTACCTGTTGTGGCTTGCACAAGATTAGCCGCAATTAAATCACTAGATGACACAGTACCTGGCACGCTCAGACCTCCAGGAACAAATGTTGCTATGTTTGGCGACCCACCAACAGAAACAGTGACATTGCCACCCGCAGATGCAACATTGACTTCACTGTTACCACTGAATATTTTAGTGGTAAAAATACCCGAAGCACAAGCTACATTGCCAAGGAAGTAACTTGCAGAAATATTACCAGATGCAACTATTCCATCGGAAACTAAATTACCCACTGCTGATAAATTATTACCAGAAACAACGACTCCTTCCGACGCACCATAGGTATTAAAAGTTATAGCTGATGCATTGGCAAAATGTATGTTGGCTGCAGAGTTTGATGTTAGAAATACTCTCTCTGCCACGCTTACGCTGTTGGCCGCTACGTTAGAGTTTGTGTCCCGAGCCGTGATTGACAATGGCACAGCCACAGTTGATCGTTGATATCCGTCAAGATATTGCACACTAAGATTGTTAACTGTAACCGACGAATTGACGACCAACGGAGGTGTAGGATCTTGCACAGTGCTTACAATCTGCAAGGCTGTTTGTAGATTGCCTGTGGCTGCCACTATCCCTGCAGTGACAAGATTACCACCGTTGACATTGCCTGTGGCTACTATCTGTGTATTAGAATTTAGATTACCGCCTGTGACATTGCCTGTGACTGTAATTTGACCAGCAGTAGATAAGTTGCCCACAGTGGCGTTACCAGTGGCTTGTATTGTTGTAGAGTATACTCCAAGATTGGCATTGAGACTGTTGGCTAGAACATTTCCTGATGATAATAGCAATGTGCCTCGTAGTGTTCCGCCATCTACAATACCCGACGATACAGCAACAAGATTACTGCCTTCTACGTTTCCTGTGGCTTTAAATATTTGGCCCACATGTAAGTTGCCACCAATGCCGGCGCCTCCAGCTACTGTCAGCGCACCTGTTGTGGTGCTGATTGAAGATTCTGTGTTGCCTGCTTCAATGCGACCAAAAACACCAAACGAGTCTGTGAGACTTGTGCCTGTTAAAACAAACTCAGCACCATCAGGGCCTTTAAGTATCAAACTGCCGGTGTCAAGATCTGCAGAGATTGTAGCACCACCAATGTCAATGGTGTTGGCCGCCAGGAATATTTCATTCCATCGTTGTGTGGGCGAACCAAGATTGTATGTAACGTTGGCCGAAGGAAGAAGATTTCCACCAACTGTGGTCTCTCGGGTTGCAGAATTTACATTTAAAATAACGTTTGCTGTGCCTACAGCATTCACAGAGAACGCCCGCAAATTGTTACTTGAGTCTACATCCAGATTCCATGTTGAGTTGGCCTGTCCAGTAAGACCATTGACTCCGGGCCAGGCCATTACTATTTGTCCACCTTCGCCACCAGTGGAGTTAACTATTAGGTTGTTGTTTGCGGATACTATGCCGCTGGCAATGACATTACCCAGAACAGAGACAAAAGGAGCTTCAAGCAAAAGATTGCCCACAGTTGCTGAAATACTGTTACTGTCAATCTCAACATTGTCAACAATCAATACGCCTTGTATATTTGCTGTGACACCGTCAAAGGTAAAATTTTGACTGTCAATGAGTTGCCCATTTGCTCCTGTGAACACTACTTTGTTAGCATCCAATGACGTCAGATAAAGATTGGCTCCGTCAATTCTGGCATTGGATACTAGATTTCCGCCTGTGATGTTGCCTGTGGCAGAGACTGTGGTGCCAAAAGATCCCAAACCTGCTGTGAGTAAGTTACCACCAGTGACATTGCCAGTGGCTGTGACTTGCCCAGCGGTACTGATGTTAGCACCGCTGACATTGCCAGTGAATGTAGGACTTTGACTTACTGCAAAAGTTATAGTGTCAGAGGTTGCATTGCCGGTAATTGTAAAATTGTCGCCTGGCGTGAATGTAACTGTGTCACCCACAATGTCTGCCAGCACCGCTGTTCCGTTGGCAAAGATGTTGCCAAATGCAAATGCCGAATTCTGCTCAAAGGTCAGCGCAGTGGTTCCAATTATGATAGGATCATTGGTAGTGAGTTTCCACTGTGTGTCTTTGTAGATGTCACCTTCGGTGACCATGACAATCATGCCAGCATCTATTTCGCCAGTTTGATTGCCGTCTACAGATCTAATCCAGGTGCCGTTGGAACCGGTGCCCAGCACACTGACTTGATAAAGTCCGTTCTGTGAACCTGTGTTTTGTCCAGCAACCAACACACGATCGCCTGTGCTCAGAGTCACGCTGTCCACCACTGTGGGCGCACCGCCTGACAGTGTGATGTTGGAGAGGGTTATTACTCTGACTGACTGTTTGTAGTCAATGTCAAAGATCTGATATGCACGAGGTCTAGTTAATCCCATTTGTTACCTTAGTTTACCCAATATTTATGGAAAAAAATAGGGCCACTTCTAGCCCTATTTTGT